AGTCCCGGTTATTACAGTTCCTTGAATTTTAGCAATCGTCGGAACCGCAAATGTTCCAGCGAGATCCCCGCCTGGAACAATTGATATAAGGTCCGCCGCACAAGGAGGCCGTAGCGCGAGGAACCCGGCTGCCCCACATGGCGTCGCCATATAGTTTCCGGCAGGCTGTGGAGATACCTGAGCATGTGCTGAGGAGAGTAAAAAAAATGCGATCAATGCAGAGATAATATACTTCATGCTTGCACCGGAGCATCTGTCGATACGCATCGCCAGGATCCTAACGAATATCTCACCGCAACTCCTGTCCCGCTTCCTGGTCCTTCGCCAATCTTCCGGCCATTTGTTGCCCACCCAGGCAGCCCCTCTATTAATCCAGGCAACGCATTAAGAGCGGCAACTGTCGTCGATATCCCGCCGCCCCCAGCAGCCGCAGCGGCGGCCGAGGCGGCGGATAGAGCCGATGCCGCGGCAGATAGAGCGGCCGTTTCGGCGGCGTTCACGCCAGCCTGGGCAGCCAAAACAATAGCCTGGGCTGCCGCCACTTGTGTTGCATACATTTGCGCGGCGGCTATTGCATCGGTTAATGTCGGCTGCAACACCGCAATCGCAGTGTCCGGGGAAGTCACTATGACGGTGTCGACCATCAGAGAACTCCCATCATTGTAGTGTAATTCCGGCAGTTATCACAAATGCGCCGCCAGTAAGAACCTTTAGATTTTTTCCAAAAATTAATTCAAGATCCCAAAGATAATTACCGGGAATCAATTTGATCATATCGCTATAGGGCGCTGAGAAAAACAACAATCCGCTCACATCAGTATATATAATTGTTCCGTTTCCCCACATATCGGATGGGTTAGACGACCAGGAATAAATAATCGGCACAACGGACGGTGCCGTTCTTACCTGCATGTGGAACACACAAACCGACAACGGATAAAGAGGCTTCCAGGCATTTATATCCAGCGAAAGCGCAAAGGTCTGATTATTCTGGAACGAGAGATCCATGGTAATTTATGTGCCAATTGCAAACATTGCTAATATGGATAACATCTCGGCTTCCGTAGGAATTTGGCTCGGGTCGCCGAATGTCGCTTTCCATGTCAGAAACGCCGCATCGTTCACCGGAAAATACGCAAGTCGCTTGCTGGAATAGACATGGGTTATGTCCCCTGCGACGATCCAATACCAATCAAATGGAAACATCAGAGGTATTGCCCTCCGGTCGTAGTTGTCCCGGCGGAATTACCGGGATAATAATTGATTCCGGATCCGCTGGTGCTAATCACACCATTGAGGCTTGCTGAAAACTTCGAGCCGGTCGCCGATCCGGTAATTGACTGGAACGGCAATGAGATCGAGCCGTTTGTTGTTGCAAATGCGAATGCGCTGCTGAAAGTCGGAGATCCCGTAAGTGTCAAGATCGTTTGGCCTGTAGATATCGTCCCGCTGCCGTCTACATACATAAAGGCCCCTGCGGATCCTACAATATTTATGAATGCGGATGGATTCCCGGTCGCTACGCCGAGCATCCCTACGGCTCCTCCAAATTCGCTCAGAATATGCGCGAACGCACAGGCGCCGAATCCCATATTAGATATGCTGCAAGTCGACGCCCCGCCAACACGAATCCCACAACCGAGATGCGGCGCGGAGCCATTGGCGGCGCTTGTCGGCGTCATGCCGGAGAACGAATAGCCGGTTCCCTGTACGTAAATTGCTTCGCCGGTAGTTGCGGCAACAGTAACGTTCGCCGGAGTCGTCGTGTTACCAATAAAGGAGACTGTGCCCGCACCATTAAGAGCGGGGCATATAACCGGCCCATAGGTTCCATTCGCCACGTTAACCGTTACGGCAAATCCGTTCATATTGAGAGATAGAATTACCGACATGACCTTGGGTAGCGTCGCAAACGCATGGCCAGCTCCGGCGGCGAGGCCATCATTTGAATCGCTCCCCGCGCTGCCATCGACAAAATAGGTTCTAGGCGCGAGCAGCGGCTTAGGGGTTCCTGGAACCACAAACGAAAGCGGGGTCGGCGTGCTGAGCATCTTGTAATTGCCGTCAAAAACAACCTCGCCATCCGCCCCGGCGGGCCATTCCGGACCTATACCTGACAGCGGCGTTCCATCGCCCCAGGTAAGCGCCGCGCTCGTTCCGACAATGTTTAGAGTGACAGCTCCGGTATTCCCCGATGCGCCCTTCTTTATGACAAACTGCATCCCAGTAGTAACGGCGGCAACCCCAGGGGTGACGGTCGAAACCAGCATGGCGTTCGCGGTTCCAACATCGGCGCCATAATGGTCTAGTGCAGCTTGCGGGACAGCCGAGGCGCTAATAATTCGAAACTTCGCAGCGATTGCATCATATTCAAAAACGATTGCCGTGTTAACCGATATATCGCCGGGGTTCAGAGCCGTTCCATCGGCATGAACAATGACTGTCGCAGCTAGTCCGTTAGCGCTTAGAGTTGGATTCGATACCGTGTTGCTGAATTGCGGGAATGTAGAAATAGTCATTCCGTCGGCATAAGCCGTTATGATTGGAGATGCCACAATCTGCAATACGTTGGCGGGGCCGGTATCATGGCCAAAGTGCCAAAGGGACGCCGCGGACGGCGAGCCAACTGACGTTTGAATCGCGGCTATGAACTGCGCTTCGAGAGTTGCGATATTGCCGTTGTCGGACACGCTCTGTGCAAGTGTGTCCGATATGAACTGCGCGATTGCGGTGGTGATCGAGCTGGTCTGCCTCCACGCGGTGTTCGCTTGCGCAGATGAAGCGGTCCCGGCCTGAACACCGGTGAACCGCGCTGGCAATGTAGCCCACGTTGACGGGGCGATAACATTCGCTCCGGCCCCCGTCCCGAAAGGCACAAAATCATTAGTAACAGTCATTTACGATCCTTACAGATTTTCGAGCACTGATGGAGAGACTCCCCATGCGCCCGTATCCCAGCCGCCAACAAATTGATTATTCACGTCGAAACCAAACACCGGATGACCATCAACCGACGTCACACTAACATCGGACCGGACTCCATCCGGCTTAATCTCTATCAACCCTTGATCAAGAATTGACAGCAGCACAATAGATGGTATTTTTCCGGATACTACGATTGTCATCGCGGGGTCATTTTCCGGCTGGTTTTGAATTGCTAGAGATGGTTGAAACCATACTCCGGCATCCCAACCGTTTAATGGGTTGACGGCATCCCACATAAAGAAGTTAGATGGTTGAGATATTCCGGCACGGTCCTCAATGAATACGAATGTGGACGGGTATGCGCTAAAGAAATTATTTAGAATATTTTGGGCCGTTGGGACTGTGCCGTCCCACGAATTGGCCAGCACTATAGTTTTCAAAAGAAGTCTATATGTCTCATCATCAAGCGCGGTTAGGCCATTAACCGTCGAAAACGGCCCTTTCCATATTCCTCGATCCCAGCCTTTCGCAAGATTAGGACTATCCCAGCTGAAGAATATATTCGGGAGAGGAATGGAGATATTGCGAGACTGGCCGACCCACTGTCCGACAATATCGAGCTGCGCGCCGATGGCCTGATCGATGTCGAATTGCGCGGGGAGTGAATTGAGGAATGCTTGGAGATCGGAAAACGGTTGCAAAACCGCCGACAGCATGGCATTGAATTTAGGCTGGCCTGCATGAAGGCGGGTAACGAGGTCTAGATAATCGGAAACTTGCCGCATCTCGCCATCTCTTGGAGATTTCCTGTAAAATGATTATAAGAGACTCGGAAGATATAACTGCCGCGCTAGAAGCGATGCAACTTTCCTCAAGAGAGCATGTTCTGCGCGTGGCACGGAATAGGATCTCTGCTGCTGATCATTCCCGGCCACCAGGTTCAGACTATGCTCTTGGATACGAAGACGGGCTAAAAGCAGCCGTCGCTATCCTCGATGACCTCACATAACGGTGATATTGACAAACGACAGCTGCGTGAACGGCGCCTCGTCGAACGCAAGAAGAATATCCTGTGGAACCGGCATCAAGCCGTCGCGTGCGATCGCGATGGAAACAAGCTCGAACGTTCCGCTACCAAGACCACCGCTAAGCTGCGCCGGCATGTAGATGCGGGGAAGAAGAATTGCAGCACCGATCGGAAGCGCATTAACCCAGGCAACCAACGCAGTCTGGATACTCGCCTGAATATCAAGCGTGAACCCGGCGAGCGCCTTGACAGTAACGTTGATAGAAATGTTGATTATCGATGGCGGGAAGTATGCAATGTTGCGTGTGATTCCGTAGGCATTTGTAATTGGAGTGATGATAGACCCATAAGTCCCGCAGCCTGGCGTCTTCTTTATGGCGATTATTGTGGCTATAGTCGTAACTTCTCCGCCATCGACAACTAGTGCAATCGTATGTCCCGGCAGTCCGTTGGAATCCGGCAGATCCTCGTCATTTTCATAGGGAACAACGCGGTTAACCCCAGGAAGCGCCAGGATAGCCCCGGCAATCCCTTCGACAACCGATAAGGTCGGAAGCGACGTCGAGAGCGCCTGCCGTCCGCGGAGTGCAGCGTCGGACTCCACGGGAGCCCCAGGAGTGGCCGCCGCGAAGAAGGAGGCAGTCTGCCAGCCAAACGTAGGATTAACGATTGTAGCCGGCCCCGCAACCGTCGCAATCGCCCCTAGGATGGCGCATGTCGCTGTGACCGTGGTCTGACCGGTGGGAGGGATGATGACCGAGGCTGGAAGGTTCCATTGAACGCCGCTGGAATCTTCGACGGTGCCATTGATGATCGTTATTCCGGACTGGCCGCCGAGCAGGACTGGAACCGTGCCGAAGGAAGGAACCTTGCGAGCTATGCCGTTAATTTTGACAACAGAGGCCAGCCCGGTGCCTTGCGCTGTTGAGGGGCTGAAGCTGTTATAGGCTTCGATTGCCGCGTTGTTGACATCATCAAGCGCGAGCGCTAATAGACCGACAAACTGACCGTCTTGTGAGTCATTCCCGAGATAGATATCGGCGCCAAAAATAGATTGGAACTGAGTTGTAAAATATGCTAGCTCGATTGGGAAATCTGGTTTATGGACGCCAGAGGCATCAATGAATGCAATCGGCGTCGCGCCCATAGGATATCCTAATGATTATCCCCATCCTTCCAAAGTCAGGTAGAGGAAAGAGACCGCCTCTCATGGAGCTTGTAATTTTCGCGATTATAGTAGCGCTGTTTTTCGCAGAGATATGTTGGGCCTTAATCATAGCCTACAGCGGCCTCGGAATAGCCGCCGCTCCGTAAATCGTATCAAGTTCGGCATTCACTGTAAACGCGCGTGTATCGCGGACAATGTTCGAGGAATATGAAAGAATCGCCTTAACTCCCTGCGTGCCAAGGATACGCGCTTGAAGTGCCGGATCTCGGGTGTTGCGCGTAAAGTGGCCGAGGACTTTGGTGTTCCATGGCGTGCCGTCGCTTGTATCCAAGAACCAATCGCCCAAGAACAGATACATGCGCGTTAAGGTCGCTTGCGCCGGGGCGTCCGGAACATTGATCCAAAAATCCGCGGAGCCATGGCCGAAAGAATAATCGCCCCCCTGATAATTGAAGACGTTTACGTTAGGTAGTTGCGCGAGTTTGCGGTATCTCATCCGGCGACCCAGGCGGCTGCTGATGGGCTGCAAAAAGCCGGGCATGCAATCGCGCCACCGCCAACAAGAACCCCTAGAAACGTCGGCCCCGTCGCATCCGTCACATAGGCCCGCATGCCCGTATTGCTCGCCGGCGGAAACGCCGCATTAAGCGCAGCAACCGTGAACCCAGCCGTTTGAACCGTAGCCCCCGCAACCGGTCCCGCGGCCGTCACGCTAGCCGCCGTAACGGCGCCGCTCACCGACGCGCTAGACCCGGTCACAGCGCCAGAACCCGAAATCCCGCCACCGCCGCCGCCAAACAGCCCGCCGAGTGCGCTGAGGATTCCACTGACGCTCGCGTTGCCGGAGATGTTCGTTTGGGGCGAAGTGATGTTTACGTTGGAGCTTCCATTCAGAAGGATGCTCGGCGCGCCATGTAAAATCTTGCTAATCGAGGATAGGCTAATCCCCGGATTTGACGACATTACGATGGAATGATTATTGTTGTCGACGCTTGAGGTTATGCCGGAGTTTAAGAGACTGATTTTATGCAGACCATTAAACACGCTGTGAACGATAGTGTTTTTAATGAAATCCAATATTATCGAGTGCTGGCCGCCGTTCAGAGAATGTGTAATTTGATTGTGGTCGACCGTTGATTGGTGCGTTGTGTTTCCGTCTACTGCCTGATGATAAACGCCGGTCGCGGCTAGGACAAAAGATTGAAAATATTTCTTTGCGTCCTTCCATGGGTTATCGGCCTTGTCGTCCTTGTCAACCGACTTGGTGGTTATCCCGTTTACGGGATGAACATCATGAGTGTGCTTGCCATCCTCGCTGCGGCCCTGCGCGGATACATTTGAGACATTCTTGATCTTGCGAGGATCGCTCCGGAAACCGCGAAGCGTAAACGCATCGCTCATATGATGGATGCGCGAATCTATCGGGTTGTTGCTTGTTCCGCCGTTCTGATGCCATGTGTCATGCGGGCGGGAAGTGAATATTGCTAGAATTTCGTCGCCTTTGACGAGCGGCATTGTGTGAACATTCTTGCCGCCGCCATGATGATGGATCGGAACTTCGTTCAGCATCGGATATGGAGGATTTGTCTTCTTGCCGTCGCCGTCGATGACGGTTCCGTTAATCGCGACTTGCAATTGTCCTATATGGCCGTCCTTAGTATCTTCGGCCGCAATGGCTGGCATTGCGAACCATGCTTGCGCAAGATGCCCGAGGATTGCCGCGTTGACTGCATCTTCGTCAGTTGCATTCTGGATCTCGTCAATGAACGGGCTAACCATCAGGAAACCTGGAAATAAAGATGCGATGTCGTACCTAGATTCGCAAACGTCGGAATGTCCGAACTTACGGAGTCGGAAAAGCAATAAAGGATAAACCCGAAACCAAGATATTTATATTGTCCTAGTAGATCCACTCCAGTCACAAGCGGAATCCCGCACACAATCGGATTATCGTTCTGATCGTTAATGTCGAGTATCCAGCATGCCGCCGTATCAGTCGTCTGGCAGAATATTAAACGAAGTACATACGAGACGCCGTTCAGTGCGATAGAAAGCGTCTGGTTTGCGCTCGAAAGAGGTATTTCAGCCGGCAATGTCATTAGCTACTAACCAAACACTGGAGGATTAGTCCCGAAGCCGCCCGCGCCGAGTCCGCCGCTTCCGATATTACCAGATACGGGAGTGGTAGGAATATTAGCCGATACTTGGCCAGAATTAGTCACTCCAGATGTTTGCGAAGGGTCGGCCTGGGTCGCAGGATCGGAAGACAACCCCCCGCCGGATGTCGATGTGATGATGACCATTTTCAGACCGACGACTACCCTAAGCGTATATTCGCTTTCCTGGTCTGTCGTCACGAGTAGCGACGATATCAGCATATTTTGGTATTGCCGTTTCCCGGTCGTTACATTAAACGGCTGCGGGCCTCCATGGGGAGCCTGCAATGCAAGAAATAGCGCATAAACCTCTTGAACATATCCCTCTGACTGAGCCGTGCTATTAGAAAATCCGCACCGCATTATTATTTCAGGAGGGCGCTTATAAGCATGATCTGAGATCGGGGCACCGCTCTCGACGGGGAACTCGGATATTTGCAACTGGTCGTGCTGAATTTCCTCGACCACAATATCGGGAATGATAGTGCCAATCTGACGCGGATTAGGATGCGTGATTAGCGCAAATGACGCATCTAAAAGAGCCATTGATTACCCCAGGAAAGACCGTGTTTGGCTCTGCGTTCCGGCGCCTGACAGTGCTATGCAATTACACTCGCAGAACCAGCTTTCACCGCGGGAATCGCCAACCTGCTCCAGATAGACAACACGGTAAAGTCCATCCGAATCTATGCCGCCGCGAAATATCCCAGCCGTATCGCCTAGAGTTGGCTCTCCTTGGGTGGTCAAGTCTGGAGCGATCCTCTGAATAGATTTCTGGTCGATATGGATAACAGAATTAATCTGTATCTGCGGGTTCAACTCACAGCGAACGTTAATCCCATTTAAGTTTTGTGTCGGCAATCCAACCATACCGGTGTCGCTATTTAAAATAATCGGGCTTCCTTTGCCCATATCGTTATTTTGCGTTATATGAACTTGCGGGTTGAGCACATCATAGTGAAAGATGCCGTTAACGGATTGCGCCAGTGTTCGCATGAAATTGCGCGCGGGACCGAACATGGTAACTGAGCGAGGATATTTCAGCTGCTGCAGTGCATCGGTTGGGATGCGGCCTTGGCTCATTCCCGGCATCGCTTGCAGCACGGTCTTGTAAACATCCATACCGGTCGAACCGGCCTTCAAAGTCTTGTTAACGACTCCGGTGTTGTGCGCGACATCGCTCGCCTTAGCGAAGACGGTCGTGGTTGTGTCGGTGGCGTTGTCCTTGCCGAGATTCACCTGGACGACATCGCCGGAGAATATCATTCCGATTCCGCCTTGATAACCAGCGGCAAAGGTTGCGGTTTTTGCTTTGAAAATTGACAGCGCGGTATTTGGCGAGAGATTGTATACCGCGATAATCGCATTTCCTGGATTGCCATTAATCGCTGATTTAATATCAAAAACAACGCGAAGGTCGCCGCTCGCCATCACACCGCCGGCCGATAATTGCCAGGCACGTAGCCATTGGCGGCCCATCTAATAATCCAATTTTTGCTTGACATGTGGCATAATTAGGAATAACGCAAACTTTAACTTGGAGGAATTAAACAATGATCGCCGCGCTGCTCTTTCTAATTCTCTTCGCACTCCTTTTTCCAAAGGCGCTGAAATTCCTATTATTCCTGATGTTTATTGGAGCGATGGTGGTTTTCGGGGAGGTGCATGCGAAACCAGACCAGACAACTGAAAGCCAACTTGCAAAGGCATATCAACGAGACGCTGCGTTGGATCATCCCCCATATACAATTAAGACAGATCAGCCAACCCCAAGCCAAATTCTAATGGAATATCAACGGACAAAAGCGCGATGCACTCAATATGGCGGTGGCGCTCCGATTCATTATAAGGCAGGCGAAAGAGGGGAACGTGATTGCGAAGACCTCGGCTACACAATTGAAACTCTACAGGATTATGGATGCCATGTTAATAAACACGAAAAGTGGGAATGTCCACGATGGTAGCTACGCCGCGTAGCTTGCGGTATTCCTAATCAGATCCGCATTCTTCGGACGGCTAAGCGGGCGGTCTGTTTTCTCTACAGGGAAATTGCCGGCTATATGGATATTAACGTCGCTATCGACGCTGCGGTGGTCATGTATCTCATTCATTGAATGTTTGTCACTGCCGAGTGGCTTAACCTGCAACATATCTGGATGAAAATCATTAAACTTGACGGAGTTAGGATCGAACCCTGGCTTGTGAGGGTCGCTTTGGCCTGGAATGACGGCTGACGATTTTGCGGCTGCTTTCCCGACCTCGCCAATTGCTTTGCCAACACGCTCGATGCCTGCCTGTGTCTTGGCTGTCCAATCATCCTCATGTGGACCGTGGCCTCCAGTCTCATAATGCTCAGCCCGTTCATATGCCGTTGCGGCGCGGGCGGCCTCTGCTGAGGTTTTCGCCTCCTTTAGAAGTCTACCTGCCCCGGTTTCTGTAGTGTCAATTTCCTTCAAAACATGATCTAGTTGCGCATCAAAATCTGGATTGCCAAAAAGCGGCCCAGCTCTTGAATGCGACCATTGCGCAATGCCGTAATGGCCGCCTCCACTAGCATTTTCCGCAGATGGACCTCTTCTTGTGGATTCAACATTAACCCATCTAGAAATCAGCCCCTTCGCGCCGGCATCAGAGAGGCCTCCTGCCACCAGCCTGTCATAG